CGCATCTTTAATTTTATTGCCATCTTTATCAACTGCATCTTCGTCAGCTAATTTTCTTTCAATTAAACTACCATCATTTTGTCTACCCCAATAAAATCTTACATCATGTGGTGTTACATCATCTTCCCAAGTTAACCCTGCTGATTTTTTTGCAGAATCACTCCACACAGCCCAATTTGAAGGGTGTCGTATTTTTTTAGAATCAACCCAACTTCTTCCTTCCTTAATTTGTGTTCCGTCTGATAATTTCCAAACCATTATTTTCTCCTATCTAGCATTTGAATATTTTGTGGGTAATTTAGCAAAAGCCATGTAAATAAATGTATTGCCACTTGTGTTAGTTGAATCATGACTAACTGTAGTTTTAAATCCATTACTTAAAAAATCTATTTTTCTTGTACTACCCCCAGCAGTTCCTTGTTCAGATGAATTAGTATTCCAATAAAGATGTGTAAAAACCTCATTATATGTTGCTCTTTTATTATCCCAAACCATCCAATCTTCTCCATTCGCTGAAATTTCTTTTACCACAAGAAAAGCTGGGCGAAATCCTAAATGAACATAAGGACCATCGGCATTACCATTTCCCACATAACTGCCAAACTTGGAAAATCCTTCAACTTCTGCAAAAACATACGCAACATAATTACTATTGTCTTTATTAACAAAAAGATTCCCATCTGCGTCTGAATCTCTCACAGTAAATGTTGAAGATGACACAGCTTTGATGTAACTAGTATAAGTGTCTTCTCCATTAGTACTGTCCAACAAAATATTTTTCCCTGATGTAAGTTTTTGATGATAAACTTGATATCTGGAACTACCATCAGTTCTATTTTTTACGATAACCATTGCAGGTGTTGAACCAAGTGCATGATTAACTGTGCAATCAGTATCATCAGCACCATTACCAGTATAAGTTACTATGGCAAATCCTGCAGTAGAATTTACTTGTGTGGAATAAGCCAAAGTGTTTCCGCTCTCAGTTCCTGAAGCACTTGCAGAAC